CGACGGGCGGGCGGCCCGGGCGCAGAAGACCGACGGGGAGTACGCCGACGCCCTGGAGCGGTTGGCCGGCGGGCGGCCCATCCGGGCGGTGGTGGCCGACCCCTCGGCGGCGTCCTTTTTGGAGGCGCTGCGGCGGGAGGGGTGGAACGTGAAGAAGGCGGAGAACGATGTGCTGTCTGGGATTCGATTGACGGCGGACGCCTTGAAGAGCGGGAAGATCGTAATTTGTACGCCCTGCGCGGACGCCATCCGGGAGTTTGGGGCCTATTGCTGGGACCTCAGGTCCGGGGAGCGGGACAAGGTGAAAAAAGTCTGCGACCACGCGATGGATGAGATCCGCTACTTCGTGGCGACCATCGTGGCGGGAGAGGAGAGCGGAGCGCAGTTCTTTGTGGGCGCAGTGGAACGGCGGGGGTGGTGAGGACGGATGATTAGAGAAAGGAGTGAGAGAACCGCATGAAGATTTGGAAAAGACGGGCGGCAGGCCAGGAGACGGCGGCGGGTCCGGTGCAGCTGAGAGGGGGCGAGCGGCATCCCTTTGCGCTCCTCGACGGGTATGTGCCGCTGCATGAGCCGGCCTTTGGACTATACCGGGCCATTCGGGAGGCCGTGCCCGTGGTGGACGCGGCGGTCCTCAAACTGGTGCGGCTGGCCGGGGGCGTGCGTGTCACTTGCGCGGACAAAGGCCTGGAAAAGCGGCTGGCGGAGTTTTTGCGGACGGTACCGGTGGGGTGGAACCAGGTGGGCCTCCAGGCGTTTCTGGACAGCTATCTGGACTGTCTGCTGACCTGCGGGAAGGCCGTGGGCGAGGTGGTGCCCACGCGGGACGGACGCGGCGTGGCGGCGGTGCTGTGCGGGAATGTGTCCGATGTGCAGATCCAGGAGGGGGAGGACCCGTTGTCCTGCAAGCTGGCGCGAAAAGAAGTGGATGGGTCGATGACGGTGCTGCCCCGGCAGGAGCTGCTGCTCTTTACGCCGTATCACCCGGACGCAGAGCACCCCTATGGGGTGTCGCTGCTGCACAGCTTACCCTTTCTGTCCGGGGTGCTGTTAAAGATCTGGCAGACCTTGGGGGCCAACTGGGAGCGGGCGGGGAACGTCCGGTTTGCGGTGGTCTATAAGCCGGGCAGCGAGGGACTGGACCCCAGACAGGTGCAGAGCCGGGCCGGTCAGCTGGCCAAGGGGTGGAGCGAGGCGATGTCCGCCACCCGTGGAGGGGCGGTGCGGGATTTTGTGGCGGTGGGGGACGTGGAAATTAAAGTCATTGGGGCCGAGTGTGAGATCCCGGACTGTCAGGCCCCGGTGCGGCTGATTTTGGAGCAGCTCATTGCCCAGACGGGCATCCCGCCGTTTCTGCTGGGGCTGAACTGGTCCTCCACCGAGCGGATGAGCAGCCAGCAGGCGGACATTATGACGAGCGAACTGACGGCCTTGCGGCGGACCCTGACGCCGGTGGTGGAGAAGATCTGTCGGCTGTGGATGCGGCTGCAAGGGCTGGACGCGGCGTTCCAGGTGGAATGGGAACCCATCAACTTGCAGGACCAGGTGGAGATGGCCAAGGCCGAGCTTTACCGGCAGCAGGCGGCGCGGCTGGCGCGGCGGGCAGACGAGGGTGAGAACGAACCGAAGAAGGAGGATGGAGATGGAGACAGTACACAAGCAGGCCCAGGCAAAGCCTGAGCAGAACGGCCACACCGGGGAGCTGGCAGCGCTCAACCAACTGCTGGGCACGAAGCTCACCGAGGAACAGGTTTATTTCTTTGCGCTGCGGCTGTGCGACAACCACACGGACCGGGACGCGGAGTATTTTGCACGGGCCGATCTGGAGCGGCTGGCGGCGCTGTTCGTGGGCAAGACGGGACTCTTTGACCACAGCTGGAGCGCCAGGGACCAGGCGGCGCGGCTGTATCGCACGGAGCTGGAGGAAGAGCCTGGTGTGGTGACGGAGAGCGGCGAGGCGGGCTGTTGGCTGAAGGGCTACGCCTATCTGCTGCGGACCCAGGAGAACGAGAGCCTGATCGCGGAGATCGAAGGCGGGATCAAGAAGGAGGTCAGCGTGAGCTGCGCCGTGGCGCGGAGCGTTTGCTCCATCTGCGGGAACGACATTCACGACCGGAGCCTTTGCAGCCACGAGAAGGGGCGGCTCTATGAGGGCAAGCGGTGCATCGTGCGGCTGGCGGAGCCGGTGGACGCCTATGAGTGGTCCTTTGTGGCGGTGCCGGCCCAGCCAATGGCGGGCGTGGTGAAGGGCTGGGCGCCCAAGGGCGGCAGCCTGCGGCAGGTGCTGGCCTGGGCCGACCGGGACGGCGCTTGGCAGAAGGAACTGGACCGCCTGGAGCAAGAAGCGGCGGCAGGGAGACAGTATCTGTCCACCCTGCGGAAAGAAGTGGTCCGGCTGGGGCTGCTGGCGGACTTTGGCTTGCGCGGCGAGCAGCTGCGCGGTTTGACCGAAAAGCTGGACGCGGAAGCCTTGGAGGAGATGAAAAAGAGCCTGGAGGAGAAGCTGGGCCAGGGACTGGGCCTGCCGGTGCAGCTGCGGTATGCACGCGGCACGGGGCAGAACGGCGGGGACGATGGGTCCTTTGTAATCTGAGTCCGCGCGAGAGAGACAACCGTATCAACAAATAGGAGGTATTTTGACATGAGCGTAGCATTTGAGGGGATCGACCGGCTGGTCGTGACGTTTCTGGCGGGAGACGTGACCGCCGGAAAGCCGGTGGTGATGGGCGGCGAGGGAAGCGTGAAGAACGCCTCCTCCGGGCAGATGCCCGTGGGAGTGGCCCTGCACGCCCGGGATGGACACGCGGCGGTGCAGCTGAAGGGCTTTGTGACGGTGCAGTACAGCGGCAGCACCGCCCCGGCGCTGGGCTGGACGGCGCTGGTGGCCGACAGCGCCGGCTGCCTGCGGGCCGCAGGCAGCGGCGAGAGCGGTCGGATGTGCCTGGTGGTGACGCGAGACAGCGAGAAGAAGACCGTGGGCCTGTTCCTGTGAGGACAGGAGAGAGAAAGGAGACTGTGTGTATGGCATATCAGTATGAGACCGTGAAGCTGGACAAGGGAATGTACAGCGAGGCGGGGCGCAGCTTCACCAAGGTGCTGGAGCAGTGCGACCCCTCGGAGCAGTACAAGGGCACGCCGCTGGAGCATCTGGATGCGTTCCAGCGTCAGCTCAAGCGCTTTGACATTCGGGTCAAGGGCAGCGAGAGCGACGTGGTGGCGAAGTTTTTCGCCACCTGGGAGTCTGCCGTTCTGTTCCCGGAGTATGTGGCCAGAGCCGTGCGGCAGGGCATGGAGGAAACCGACATCCTGCCCCAGATCACGGCGGCGGAGACCCGCGTGAGCGGCATGGACTACCGCTCCATCGCCTCCACCCCCGGCAACGAGGCCAAGGAGCTCAAGCGCGTGGAGGAGGGCGCGGTGATCCCGGAGACCCAGGTGAAGGCCCAGGAGAACCTGGTGCGGCTGCACAAGCGCGGGCGGATGCTGGTGGCGTCCTATGAGGCCATCCAGTTCCAGAGACTGGACCTGTTTTCCGTGACCCTGCGGCAGATCGGCGCGTACATCAACCGGATGCACGCGGCGGACGCCATCGACGTGCTGATGAACGGCGACGGGAATAACAACGCCGCCCAGGCCTTTACCGTGGGCAGCGGCCCCATCTCCGGCACGGCGGGGGCGCTGAGCTACGACGCGCTGGTGGATTTTTGGAGCCAGTTTGCGCCCTATGCGCTCAACACCCTGGTGGTGGGCGACGCGATGGCGGACATCCTCAAGCTCAAGGAGATGCAGGACGGCACGGCGGGGCTGACCTTCCAGGGCACCGGCAAGCTGGTCACGCCCATGGGTGCGACCCTGGTGCGGAGCAGCGCGGTGCCGGCGGGGACGATCCTGGGCCTGGACAAGAACTATGCGCTGGAGCTGGTGCGGGCCAGCGACGTGCTGGTGGAGTATGACAAGCTCATCGACCGCCAGCTGGAGCGGGCGGCCATCACCTCCATCTCCGGCTTTGCGAAGATCTTCCAGGATGCGGCCAAGGTCCTGAAGCTGGGAGGCTGAGCCATGGCGGTGACGACGGAGGAGATCCTGGCGGCGGCCAGGGAGCTTGCCGGGCGGGCCATGACGGACGGGGAGGAGAAGATCCTCTCCGTCCTGTGCGCCGGGGAACTGGGCGCCTGGCGCGGACGGCTGCGCGAGGGTGTGACGGAGGAGGATTGCGGCAATGCGCTGACGGTGGCCTGTGCCTGGGGGGCGCTGGCGGCCATGGAGACGGCCTGGGAACATGGGTCGGGCCGGGTGGTGTCATTTTCCGCGGGGGATCTCTCGGTGCGGGAAACGGCGGGGCAGACGGCGGAGGAGAGCGCCAACGCCCTGCGGCGGCAGGCGGAGCGGCTGATGGCCCCCTATGCCAGAGACGAGGGCTTTGCCTTTTGGGAGGTGGAGGGTTGAGAACAACGTTTGGTGGATACGTTCGGACGGTGCTGGCCAAGTATGGCGTGGCCATTTCCCTTTGGAAGGACGGACAGTGCTTGGGCGAGGGGCTGGCCGTGGTGCGGCCGGTGCTGGACCGGGAATGGCAGTGGGTGCCGACGGAGCGGGGCGTTTCCCGGCAGGAGAAGGGGCTTTGCCTGGCGGAGGCGGCGCTGCCGTTTGACACAGAGGGGCCGCTTATTTTGCAGTGGGAGGCGCGGCGCTATGACGTGGTGAACGCCAGGAAGCTTAGGGCCGGGGAAGAGAGCATCTGCTGGCAGGCGGCCCTGCGGCGGAGAGAGGAGGATGCGGCTTGACGGG